ATCTGCTGCGAATAGTGTGTTTATACTTAAGATCAAAGCAAGAATACTTAATTTGATTTTCATTTTTATCCTTCTTGTAATAATTTATGCCATTGTAGTAAAATTTTGTTAATTAAGTGTTAATTCGTGATAGTTATTATGAAATATGCATAATGTATCAAAACACTATATAGTCGCATTTTCTACAAACTTATGCAATCTTAAATTATTTGACATATCGTAACTGTGTCATTATTTGACACAAAATCGACACACTATCGACACACCAATATTAAAAGTTTTGTTAATATTTGTGTCATTCTGAAATACATTCAATCTCAATAAAAAACTATCCTATAACTACACCTTGAAATACTTTAAAGAAAGAAAACATTAATGCTTTGGTGGGAAAATTGGCTTGACTCTATAAATACGAGGAAATAGACATAAACTTATAGGGAAGGTGAAGGAATATAACATCTCGTCCCCTCACCTTTATATACAGTGCTTTTTATAATTTAAATTTACTTCTAGGTAACATTAAAGGTAACTATACCTTTTCCTCGTGAGTCTTTTTGATAAGTTTTTGATAAGAATTGATAGCGTCGTCTTTTGTTGGGACAGTGTTAATTCCAAGTTCTCTTAATATTCTATGGTATTCACCCATTGAGTTTGTATTGAATGTAAAAGACGTATCAATTAAGTTTTCAACATAAGCTGTTCTTCCTAAAATAAATATTTCTTTTTCATCAAACTGTACACTATGAATTGTGTCAATATTAATATATATTTCTTCTTTATCCGTAAAATCAATGGGAAATCGACTATCCGATTGAATTATATCTTGGCTAATACTGAATTTTATGAACTTTTTTTGCAATCTGAAATCCTTTGGCTTTTTAAATTTAAATAATAATATCATATATTTCTTTCATTCTGCAATACAATCAAATCAATCGAAAAAACTATCCTATAATTACAACATGTATTATTTAGAAACTTATCACTTAAAATATATTAGAGAATTTTGCCAAGGCAATTGCAAAGACATTATCAATCATGAAGATAAAACTAATGTCGAATTATGGAGAGGAAAATTTAAAGGTTTTACCTATGGAATTTCTACAACAAATTATTTAATTTCCCAAGTTAATCGAAGAACAAAACCTATGGAACTTCATGCACATTTTAAAGAGCAACAAACTAAAGTTCAATTTGATACATATAGGTGTGAAGAATTCCAGGAGGGAGTAAAGGAATCAATTCTTAAAATTATTGAGTATGTTAAGGGATTGAATTGATTCCAATCTGTTTCAATGGAGAAACAGTAACAAGTTCTAAAGGTTTTATTTTATTTATTTTAATAAAAAAGTCCTTGTACATTAATTCAGAGATACTTAGTTCAGAAAGAATGGTGATAACGTGAACATTATTGATATTATGATTCTCTAATAGAAATTTAATTATCTCTTCAGAATTATCTTCTCTAAAGGTATCTAGTTCTGAGTAGAAATACAATTCACTCGGACTAGACCATCGGCTAGTATAATTGAAATCCTTACGTTTTTCGTTAGTAAGCAATTCATACAATTTCCACTTAAAGATAAATTCATCAGGCTTATAAATTAGTTTATTAATATTATCGGTAATGAAATCAAAAAAACTTTCATAAACCATTTCCCTGAAAAAATCAGTATTTCTTAAATTATCATTTAAATAAATTAGAAAATCTAATGCACTATTCATTATTATATAATAATCACTGCCCCTATAAGTATGAATATTATAATTATTGATGCTTGTAATTTTCCCATTGAGTAATATTTTTATGTTCTTTACCATATGCAAAACTTTTTGATTAATGTTATCAGTAATACCACATTTAATATGTTCTGCTAAATCATCAATGCAAATTTTTAAATTATCAATTATCTTTTTTTCATTATCGGGTATATGAAGTATATTAATTTGATTAAATATAGCAAATGTAACTTCTATATTCTGTTTATCCATTATCAGATTCTCCTTTGAAATTATGCAGTATATTACCTGAAAATTGATAAATAATCTGACTTTTAAATTTTATATAAATCGTACCCATAATCCCATTATAGGATAAGTGAGAGTTTTACCAAGATAATGAATTACATTTCTGATTTGAAGTAAACGCAACAGGGTAAATTACTTTCTCTTGTGTATGAATAATATTAAATTTGAATCTCAGATAAAATATGCTGGGCTGTTATCTTCATTGTCAATAATCACCTAAGATCCAATAGCAATTTTTTTACCGTTTTTATCTATATATGTCATCTTACGATAATCCTTCCCTTTATTAATTTAATATACACTTTGTTAAGAAAGAATTTCATCGAGCATTCTAAAAAACTTTTCAGTAAATTCATTTATTTTATACAATTTAGTTTTTACTTCTTTTTCAGGTATTTTTCTTTCCCCACTTAATACTGCTACGGTTCGTTCTTTTTTCTCAAAGATTCCTAACTGCAGTGCTTTCTGAAAACTCGAATACTCTTGGCTAGTTTGAATTTTAAATCTATTTGGCCTACCATTTACAAAATTACATTCTTTTAACTCTTTATGAATTTTGATTAAATCAAGATCGTTTAATGTATTAATATTACTTAATAAAGTACTTTCATAATAGTTTAAATTACCATTTTTCACTAGCTCAACGGACAAACGCGCTAATAACTTAGCATGCAACTCATATGTTGTAGTTCTTGCTTTTTCAATAAACTCATAAAGATAATTCCCATTTTGTTTATTATTTGATAGATTATCATAAAATTTAGCTTTTGCCTGATCACTTATTTCAGAATGACAACGTGTAAACTCCTCAAGCCTGAATAAGAATCTCTCACCCATAAATTTGTCATAGCTTGCAATTATTGATTCAGCTCCGATTCCTTTATAAATTGTTACATAGGCAAATGACAAAACTGAATTAACAACATCCCCTACCATCCCACTTTCATACTGTTCTTTTTCAATATTCATACTCTTCCCTTTATAAAAATTTTACAAATCTTAACAAATATTACTTTAATTTATATTTTGTTTTAAAAACTTAATATTGTTTACTATATTATTTATGTGGGCCATAGGGTAAGAGTGTAGACTCCCTTATTTTTAAATTTAATAATAGTTTTCTATAGAATAATCACATTATAATCACAATAGAAATCTTAAATTATTTTTTGATAAAATATTCTATATTACAACACACAAACCGTTACAGCCAATAAAGGATAGAGGATATGATAAAAGAAGAAGATTTATTTTTCAAACAAGACTTTTTTGTAGATGCAGTATCAATATTTTTAAGTTCATTAAGAGATTACGATTTAGATCAAGGATTTGAAAAAAATAGAAATGACTATTTAATTTCAATTTTAAAAAATATGAGAAGTAACCCTATTGCATGGAATAAACATTGTCCAATAACGATAAATAGCCAAGGTTCAACGTTATTACAGAATATGAATATACAAAATGGCATATCTTATTCGAAAGAACACTTCGATAGTTTATTTGCAATTTGTTTTAAGTTTGTATTCGAGTTCCATTTGTCTACAACTATAATTTATGATTTTGATCTTGATAACATAATAGAATTTGCAATTGAGAATATTGAAGAATTCGAACTATCGGCAACACGTAAATTAAATCACACTATTAAAGTCTTTCCCATTTCATTGTTTAAACACGTATCAAATGGTGAAGCTATTGAAAGTATAAAAAACTTCAATGCTCGTGCGAATATAATGGAAGATAAAGAAAAAAAATGGGAACTTGATTTCAAAAAGAAAGAAGATAATGTTTCTGCACTAAAATCAAAATTAGATGATTATGAGAAAGATTACAATTTTGTAGCTCTTTATGATGGATTTAAAAAGTTAGGTACTCAAAAGCAATTTGAAAAATCTTTATCCTTAGGTTTTTTATTTTTTCTAGGATCATTTATAATTGCAACATTAACTGTTGAAATATACTATGTTTTGCAAAATATAGAAACGTTAAAAGGAGCTAATTCATTATTTGCATTGACTATGATACCTATGACCTCCCTTATATTTATAATAATTTATTTTTTTAGAATTGTTTTGCATAATTATAAAGCTGTTAAATCACAGCTTCTGCAAATTGAGCTCAGGCAAACCTTATGTCAATTTATAGATAGTTATTCTCATTATGCCAAAGACATTAATGATAAGAGTCCTGAAACATTAAAAAAGTTTGAGCAAATAATTTTTTCAAATATTGCTTCATCCGATGATAAATTACCTTCAACTTTTGAGGGTATAGATCAATTTTCTAATTTAGTAAAAGCTTTTAAAAAATAGAGGAGTATAAACACTCCTCTTATTCTAAATCTCTATATGCATATACCATTTTTAAAAAGTGGTCCACATCTCCCTTCCCTGCGTTGGTGTTATAGTGTCTTTTCCAATAAGCTGCACGACCTTTTAAAGTCAATGGAATATCATCTGATACAGGTAGATAATGTAATCTACAAAACAATAAAGCTAAAAATGTGTTATATCGTAAATCATTCCACTCTATTAAATCTAAATCAATTCCTAGATCTCGTTTGATCTTACTTCTATATTTTGCAGACCTTTTTTTAATATCATCAAAGGGATGGTACGGTTTACCGTTATCCACTTGACACAATCCCAAACCTGCTTTTAAGGTCCTATCTAAAATACGGCCCATTCCTGTTTCAGCACAAGCTGTTTCAAGTAACATATCCACAGCTGTGTTATTTTTCCCATGGCCTAAACAGTCACAAACAATTGTTGCCTGGTGTTTTACATCTTTGATAAAACCATAACTTGGAAATGTATTTTTACTCATGACTCTTCCTTTTTTCAAGTGCTATTAAAATCTCTTTTACTCCACCTTCTATGTTGTCAAATCGTTTATCAATATGTTTTTCAAACTTTTCAAACTCTCTAATCCTAAGATAAACTTCATCAGCTTTATCACGTGTCAGGTATTGAGATTTTTGTGTTTGCAACTCTACGATATCAGCTGCAAACGTATCTGTTTTTCTAAACAATGAATCAATTTGTTTTTTAAATTCTGCATTTTGATATTTATTAACAGCAAATTGCGCTACATTTGCAAATATAAATATAACAATTGTTATCATCCAACCCTCAATACCATTCATCACTTTTTCCTTTTAAAATTTATATATACAAAAGAACCTAAACAAAGTTTTATTTGAATAGGTTCTACACTTTCACTCTGTTATTTTATCGTCAACTGCAACTGCAACTTTATCAACTTCTGTTGCCACTTCATGGATTGTACCAACAACTTTTTTCACTTTTTTATATCCCTCTTTTGCTCCGATATAACCCGACTTTACTGTTTGGTACTTCTCACTAAAACACCCTGTAAAACCAACCATTACACACACTAAAACTAACACATTAATTACTAACTTTTTCATCATATACCTCCAAGTATTTTTGATTTATTTGTCTTTGTTCATCTGTTTTATCATTCCAAGCTTTCCAACCCAAACAGACCACCATCCAATAATATGCATATCTTCTAATATAAGCTACTTGTAGCACTTGCATTGCTTCTAAAAACAGATTATCAGCTTCATTTCTAGGTAGCTTTTGCGTACCAAATAATGCATCATGTAATATGGCTGCATTAGTATATTTTCCAAAGTGTTTTAAAAATGCTTTGGATGCACCATCATGGATAAATCCCTTTCTCACTACAAAGATTCTTCCATCTATTGAGCGATAATATAAATCATGTTCTAACTTATATAAATCATCTGATATTTGGAAACTTTTAGCATATGGGCAAGGTGTTCCATTTTGTAAATAGAACCCTGCTTTTTTTGGAATGTTTTCAAATTCTTTTTTCAATTTTTCCTCCTTTAATATTTAAATAAAATCACTGCTTTTTCAGTCATTGATTTTTTCATAGTTTCAACGATACTTTCTATCATCACTGTATGGGGTTTATTATCTGCACCCTTCCACATTACGGTGGTATCTTTATACACATATTGATATGCATCTGCAGGTGTTAATACTTGTGATACTTCTTCACCTTCTTTAATGATTCCAATTGAAAAAGCTTTGTTAAACGTAGCATTTGCAACGGCAATTACTGCAGCCATATTTCCAATTGATTCACCATTTGAATCATAAAAAACTTTGTTATGTAAGATTTTTAAATCATCAAGTTCTTTAATCTTTAAAACTTTATTTGTAACCACTAAATCATCAGCTTCTTTTTTAGCTAACTTCACATCATCTTTTTGATAAATTCCGTTTTCATCAGGAGTATCCATATAACAATCTTTTGGATACTCTAAACCGTTTTCATCTTCTGCTAAGAATTTTCGCTCTATTGATACATACTCACCATTAATAAGTATTTGCATTTTCCCAAATATATTACGCATCTTTTGTTTCTCCTATATATGTTGCTATTATTTGACAAGGAGCAGAGTCGATAGAACCATTAAATGATTGATTATGTCCTGAGCCAATACCATTTGATTGCCCATAGTTTACACCTTGAACCCCTGTGACAATTACTATTCCTTTAGCATTACTTCTAGCTACAGTTCCATAGCCACTAGTAGATATGCTTGAATGGTCAGACCATCCCGTTTCACTCCATAATCCATTTTCAAATGTTTCAGCTTTAACATCCCAATCACTAGCTTTTGTTTCAAATCCAAGATTAGGATAAGCATATGTATATTCATTGTCCTTGTCTACATCACCACAAGGAATTTTAAATCTATTACCATTCAGCTTAGTAACTCCATTGACTGTTATATTTCCAAACAATTCAGCCACTTCAATTTTTTCAACTTTATAAACTTTTCCACCACTTGCATATATTTTTGCTATTTGTGCATATCCATTATCATAGGACACATCAAGATAATTTTTGTATTTGTTTGTTGTTTTGTCATAGTAGTCTGCTAGTTCGATGTCTAACACTTGTGCTTCAATGAAGTGTACTTCCTCTGCCGTCAAGTAATCAGTTACACCCCCAGCAGTTGAAATAACTTCAACCTTAATGGCTTTGTATTTGGTGCTATTTAAAAATCCCATATCTGTAAACACACCACTTTCAAAATCCCCTGAAACATATCCACTTACAGTAGCAATCAAAGTCCATGTACCATCAGAGCCAACAGTAGTATCGTTACTCACCCATATATTACCACTACCTAAACTTCTCTGTGGGAAGGTCGTTTGTTGTTTCCATCTAATTTTATTTATAGCTATTGGTGTGTCATAGATATAACCAAATTCAAAACCTACTGCATTGTTTAAAGTAGAGTGTAAAGCAGAAGAAGTGCCATCAAAAGCATCATGTGCACCATCAGAAGGGGTGTTATTATTAGCAAATGCAATTCCACTTGGAGCTGTATCACTTGTCATGATAGGGACAGTATTAGTTATTGAAGGGTTATCATCACCATTAGCTAAAAATCCAGTAACCTTACCACCTCTTTGTGGTTCATTTTCAACAACACTAACCACACCCAAATCATCAATAACTGCATAAGAAATATCAGGTAAAGCAGTGGTATATTCATAGTTAGATAAAAACTTTTTGATGTTCTTATATGAACCTTCTGATTTTCCTTTAACTCCATGTGCATATCCGTTGAATTTAGGATATGAAGTTGCACTTGGTTTGTCAAAATATGTACCTCCACCATCTCCTACAGTATCACGTTCAACTATGGCTATATAATTTGTTCCTGAGCTATTAAAAGTTGCATCAGTAGAGTTCAATATTAAACTCGTATCTGTAACTGCCACAGTATAAGCCTGATGAACATCACTTACTCCTGACGTATTCATGAAGAGAGAACTACTAGTCTCTCTTAGAGAATCTTGCCAGTTCCAGTTACCTGCTAAATCTACTCTTTTAATCCTCCAACTATTAGCTCTGAATCCTACTTCAATTTCATTACCAACTGTTACATTACCCTCATACTTAACCAACTTTTTATAATCTGAATTACCAAAGAAATAATCTACATAGACAAACCCTGCATCATTTACATTTCCATGATTTCCTTTAAAGTGAAATGACGTATCAGTAGGTGCTGTGTTTTCCCAAGCATCATTTGCTGACGAAGCATTACTTCCAGTAGTTGAATAATATAATTGCATCTTATTATCTTTATCGCCATGATAAACATACCCACCAGTTGCCCCATTTAACTTTTTAGTTTCTTGATAATCAACTAGAAAAGGTCGCCATGAATCAGTTGCACTATCTGAACCAACTCTATAACACATACCACATTTTGTTATTGGATTAAAAGCCACAACTTCCAATGTACCACTTGATGTTAAAGATGCTCTAATATTTGTGTAGGCTTCTGTATGTAGGACGTATTTTTTGAGGTTCTCATTAACCCTTATATCGCTAGTTGAACCATTACCAAGTGTTACCCCCGTGGAAGTAGGCGTAACCTTACCAAATCTACCATCTTCTGCACTTGACAAATCAGTAGCTAAGTCTTTATCATCCCCTCTAAAACCATCAGTAACATGATAGGAATAAGCGACATCTAGCCCTTTAATCGTATTCTTAGTGATAAGTTTGTTATCATCTAATAGAATCTCAATAGGTGTACTTAAATCTTGTGCTACCCCTGCATCATTTCTAAATTCATTAATCGTTCTATCTGCATTTGAGTAAAGATAATAACCTGAACCATTAAAAGGAACTGTGTAATCAATAGAACCAATACCCGTTACTAAACTTTGACCTCCTGTAATACCAGTGTATAAATGAGTGTTTAGACCTAAAATATTATTGGTATTTGAAATACTCACATCACCATCAAAACCATCTACACCATGAAGTGCTGAACTTGTTTCTATGACTACATCACCACTTCCTGTTATATCTTTACCATTAACAGTTTTTACATTTGTTCCTGATACCAAAGTATCTTGTTTAGCATCAACCATTGTATCAATTGCACCAGATGTATATGTTGCATCCCCTGCACTTGCAAGTGTTGCCATTTTTGTGTCAATCTTTGTTTCTAGTTGGTCTGCTGCACTTTGTACTTCTATTTGTAAGTAGGTTTTAACCTCACTCATTATTGTGTTTATTTTTGAACCTGCAGTTGCAATTTTATCTGTGATTGCAAGTGTAACTGTAGGAAAAAAATCATTTATATTTATCATTAAGCTGCTCCTATTGTATTTTCTAATTTTGTGGCAATTGATATTTTTTCTATTGAATCAAGAATCCAATCAGATGCATCAAATGCACCTGTTAATCTTGTACTTGTACACCGTTTGATATTGTTTCCATCTATCCATAAATCATTGATTTCATAGGGTGCATATGGTTCTATGTTGTACACTTTGACTTCATTGTCAACAATACCTGCAGTTGTCAATTGTCCTAACATACGTCTTACCACTGCCATTTGTTCTGTGGTACATAAAATCCATTGTGTACCTGTGTAATATTTGTATAATTCTTTGTTACTTCCTGTATCCCATGTAAGACCTGTTAATGCTTCATCATTAAATGTATAATCACCAATATCCATATTTTCAACGGATACTTTCCAAATGTCATATTTGTTTACTCCAATAGGTGCATCAAAAGAAGTATAAATGGTCATAAGTCCATCTAAAAAAGCAGCTTCAATTAAACCTGCATCACGTATTAGATAAATCAAACATGGTTTATTTACTTCAATATCATAGTTTGTAATATCTGATTTATTTTGAACCGTATCTACACAATGACATGCCAAAGAATAAGTACCCACATCAAGATTATTTAGTGAGAGTGAATTTACAGATGTTCTATATATTTGACCTGATAAATCCAATTCATAGTGTTTAAAATCTACTTCATTGTTTTTATCCCATGAAAGAACTTCTTCACCATTTACCCATGTTGCAGTTAAATTTGTAAGTGGGTCTGGCTTTTTTGATGCACCTAAAAAATCGTGTGTTATTGTTTGTTTTCCAACTTGTATTGTGTAGGTTTCACCTGCATTTAATCTATTGATTAATTCATAAGTATTTGTAAAACTTTCACCAAAATTAACACCATTTACTAAAATAGTTCTTTGTAGTGCATTTCCACCATTCCATGTTAAATTTAAAACTTCATCCACTGAACCATCACGATTTTTAACCAATGTCTCTGAAACAGTTAGATTTGTAATTGCATCTTCAATAATCACTTCTTCTACTTCAATATTCACCGTATCATCATAAACAGTTGGGTTATATTCAACGGCTACTATTTTTCTTTTAAGATCAGATGCTCTTGTAATATTTGTAACTCTGTATAAATTGGTGGCTTCTGTGCTTTGTTTCCCAAAAGCAAATACAACATTTACAGGTGTAATAATCTCTGGAACATTTGTAAGCATCAAAGTATCTGTGATTGTTTCAGTATTTACAACGGATACATTAAAAGTTAAAATTTCATCTGTTTCAAGTCTGATTTGAAGTTCATAGTTTTCATTCGCTTCAAGTGTGACTTCTTGATCTAAAGTGATAGAGTTTCCTAGTACTGTATTTAAACGTCCATCAGCTAAAGTATTTGTCATATGACGAACACCTACTTTTATAACTTCACCAACTGAACATGTAATTGAGTCTGTAAACGCTGTGAAGGTACAAACTTCACTTATATATCTATTGGTATTTAAAAGATGTTGTGCGTACTCTAAAGCCATGTTTCTATTGGTACAACCGTATAAAGTAATTGAAGATTTAATTTCTATTGAATTACTATCAAAATCAAAAGCTTGTACTTGTACTGTTTTGGTTTTATAATCAGTATCTTCATCATGATAAGTTACTTCTATGACATTTGCACGTTCATTGTAAGGAATATAATCAATCTGAAAACTACTATCAATAATATTTCCACCTGTAAATAAAAAGCTTTGTGTGGGAATATCAACCACTCTTTCAATGATAGGTGTAAATACTGACCCGAATTGAACCACTTTTGCACGACCTAAAAGAGATACCATGTCTAAAGCTGCTTGAAGTTCTTGTTGAGTATCTAAACAAAGACCTATGTAATAACTTTTAGCTGTACAAAAATCTGCCCAATCTTGAAACTTAACCAAATCAATATCTGAATCTGGAATACCTTCACGTTGTAGTAAATCATAACATGCCCATGCAGGATTGTTTTTAGGTTTATTTATGTCCAATGTAGTTGTATTATTTGACTCACAAGTGATTACAGGATAACCACCATTTAACTGATCTGTTGCAAGGGCATTGATACTCAATAATGCAACTGCAGGATATTTAAAATCATCATAAACAATTTCATTGATATAATCTAATTGAAGATCATTTGAAGTTCTAGTATCTTCACTAAAATCAGATGTTCTTTTAAGTCGTACATCATATTGTGCTTTTTCTAAATCTTTAAAATTGTATGTTAATCTTTTGGTTGTTTTATAAGTTGTATTAACTGTTTTTGTAAGTGGGGTCCATACTGTATCACCTACTTTTTTATAAGCCAATTCAAAAGAAACTGAATGACTTCCATAACTTCCAGAATTGTTAACATAATATAAACCTTTTGGAAATGAAACAACAATTTCAAGTTCATCAATACTATTTCCCAAAGTGGTATATATTGTTTCTGCATCTTTTACATTAAGATTTCTTTGTAATGGAACAGTGGTTTCACTGTCTCTAAAGTTTCCAATGGGTTCTTGTTCAACTGTTCCTTTGGTAATACTGTATTCTATATCGTTAAAATTACTTATATCTTGACCATTGATTTTGATATTTGTAATATCATCCACTTCACCATCATTTACAGCCATCAACATATTTAAGTGTTGTTTATCTTCTTGTAGAGATAAATAAGAAGAAATTACAGGTGGTGTTATTGGTGCAAGTCCTAAAACAATAGGAAGTGTTGACCCTGCATCTTTTGCATTACTTCCACCAGAAAAGGCATAAGTAGGTGAAACAGATTCTAATACACTTCCTAGTGCTGCACCTGCAACTGCTGCACTAGGAACTGGTGCGATTGAATTGATTAACATTCCACCACCAACAACAACGGCAATTTGTGTTCCGTACATTATCCCATATGCTGCTGCTTGTGTTAAAGCTGTGGTTGCTCCAATTGTACTTAATGCTGCTACTCCAATACCTGGTGCTGCAATAACTAAAGCCAACATTGCCACGGTAGTTAGTATATTTTTACCACCTCCACCTCCTCCACCTTTTGGGATTGGCACAATGGCAAGATTATCACCCTCTTTTAAAACAAGTTCATAGTTTTCTGTGATTTGACCATTTAACGATACTACAAATTCAAGATCATCATTGGCATCAATTAAATAATTCCATATAGGTTTATTTGCTTTAATTAATTCAATAGTTTTATCATGTGGATTAAAAGGATTGTTTATTGTGGTTAAAGTTGTGACCATGAATAAAATCCTTTTATTTGAGTTTTAATTATTGGGTTATCTATACAGATAACATGACATTGAACATTTTTAAAAGTGTGTAACATTCTTTTATCATCTATCATCACACCAAAATGTGTAATCATATTTGGGTGTTGTGGGTTGGTACTCATTGCAACAACACTATTTTTAACTGCATGATTTTCTTGTTTCCAATTACGACTAATTTGATCTAAGTACTTCACAAAACAAGATTTTGCATTGTCTGGATTTGCAATAATTTCTTCTATATCAATATTTAAAAACTCTTTGTAATAAAGTTTTACAATTCCATAACAATCTGCACCATCAAGTGTGCGACCTTTATCAACAAAAGGAATACCAATATATTTTTCTAATTCAATCATATGTTTATCCCTTTATTACCTATGGTTGCAAAGCCACCAAAACGAGGTGCATTGCCTAAAAGCCTACATGTTTTTAAAGTTTTGTCACATTCCGTTTCAATTCCTGCATAAGCACATTTTGTATCTTTAAATGTAAACCTGCAGTTATTTGGAAACATTCTTGATTGTGGTGTTCTGGCTCTAAATAAATCCCTGCTAGAAACTGTAAATGAAACTTCTTGTGCATTGATTGAAGATGAAGCCAACACCAAATTAGTAGAAAATACAGGGGTATCATTTGCCAAATCTTTAGAATTTAAAATATATAAAGTAACAGTAATTGGTGTAAATCCATTTGCTTTAATCCATACGTCATATTCACGTATATATCGACCAATAATATTATTTACATTTGCCACTTTGATTTGAAATTGTGAAGTTTCAGCATTTGAACTCTGTGAAATTTCATCCAATTCAAAAGGAAATTTATTCCATGTGAATGTTTTCCAAACTATGTCATCATTGTTACTTACAAGTCTTATTACATCTGTGGTTGAAGGTATATTTATTTCTAATAAACTCAACCAAACACTATTGGAAGTTAAAGTGTTTTTTTCTTTTTTAACGATTGATGAAATTTCCACTTTACACCTCTTTTAATACAATGGAAGTGCTGTATTTACTTGCAAAGATATAATCAAACTCTATATCATCCATATCAAATTGAACTTCATAACTGGATCCGTTTAAAGTATCATTAAAAGTAAATACCAGGGCCTGATTATTTTTAAAAAAGTTTTCCAAAGTTGTTTTTTCTGTTTTACTTAAAACTTTAAATCCTATGTTAAAGGTTTTAATTTCTCGTGTATGTTTTAAAGCTACTTGTTCATACCCTCCTGAGTAATTACTTTTTAATGTAGGTTTATTAATTTTTTCTCTAAATGATGTGATTGTTAAAGTTGGGAAAATATTCATCTCATAAGTCCTCTAAGGTTATCTCTTGCACCATTTTTATTTCTTCCAACTGCATCTAAAACCATATTGACAACTTTTGTTTGTTCTCCATTGGCATCTGTTTTTGTCATTGCACTTATTTGTTCACCTGATATTGCAGTGCTTGTTTTGTTTTCAATATGTAATTCAAATTTTGTAACTGCTGGTTGTTGTGATTGTGGAACAGTTAAAGTAACAGGTACTGTTCTATTATCAGGAAGAGGAATATAGGCTTCATTCTGTCTACCTTCGCCATACAATGCAAGTTGTGGTGAACTTGCAATTCCTCCATTTGCATATGCTCTAAGGGGTACTTCTCCTTTGCTTGACATGATTCCACCATTTTCAAAAGCAAAACCACCCAACATACTTCCAAGTCCACTCATCATAGGGGCCATGATATTTTTTCTTATCATCATTCTGGTCATGTCTGATATTATGCTATCTCTTAAACTTGCAAATTCAAGCTTCCCATTGGTTGCCAAACTGACTAGTGAATCCTCCATACTAGTCATGGCATTGGTAAATACATTTGAAGCATTTAAATAAGAGTCACTTGCAGATTTCACATAATCTTGCATTGCATCTTGTGCTCCAAAAAGCCAGTTATCAGAAGCTTCTCTTTTTTCTAATTCTTTTTCTTTAAAATCTTCTGCTTCTTTATCATTGATAATAGAGAGTTCATTTTGATACCATGCACTTAAATCTCTTTTGTTTTTGACAACTTTGTCAAACTCCTGGTACTCTACTTTTAACTGTGATCTTTCAAAGTCATATTGACTCATGATCGATTGATTATAACTCTCAGAAAATCGTTTTTGAATATTGATTTTCTCTTCATTACTTCTTTTAACTTGCTCTAATTCTTGATCATTAACCTCTGCTAATCTACTAACAAACCATTCTTCTAGTTTGGTTTTATCGGTTACATAATTACGGTATTCGTCATATTGTTGTGAAATTTGTAGACGTTCGTTATCAAATGCACTTAAAGTACTTTCATAATATCCTTGTGAAAATTCATCTTGAGCACTCTTTTTTTTCTCAAGCATTTCTTCGTATGCTTTTACATGAGCATCATAGTTATCTGTGTCTTTTCCAACACCACTATATTTATCATTTAAAGTTAAGACATCTTTGTTCCAAGCTTTTACAAGCTCTGTTGTTGATGCTTTATTTTTTTCTAATAATTCATAATGTTTCAACCACTTTTCATTGATTTTCCCTAACTCAACTTGATAAGGGTTCAGTGTTGTTTGTATATCTTTTTGTACATCTGTAACATCAAGTTTAATTTCAAGTTTTTGCTGATTTGCTTTATCTGTATAAATACCTGCCATTTTTGAAGAGAGTAATTGAAGCTCTTTATTTATTCGAGTAGTTTCTCTTTTTTGCTCACTGTCCCACATAAACTTATCATCTTGAATTACTTTACGCTCTTTAATAAGAAGTTGTCTCTTATAGATTAAATCTTCTTCTTTATGAAGATCTTTTACTTCAGACATTTGAGCTCGTACTCTTGAAAGGCCAAGATTCATCTGATCAATTACAGAAGCAAAAGGTTTTAAATTATCACTTACAGTGTTAAAAAGTGGTTCACTTAAATTCTTAGCAAACATGGTCCAACTGTTATTTAAGTTACTTAACTTTGTATCAAAACTATCTATTGCTTTAAAGTCTGATAGTTTTTCATCAAACAATCCAACCACATCTGTGCTCTCTTTAATAGCTTCATTACTAAGGCCAATAGCTCTTAAAAATCTACCCATTTCAGAAGATACTTCAACAGTACCTGTTGACAATCCATCCATTGCACTTAACATTGCGCTGAATTCTACTTTCGTACCAACAGCAATAGATAATTTTTCAGTAATACCAATCATCTCTTCACTAGAAGCACCTAGTTTTTTCATACCAATGTACATAGAATCATAAAGGGCCACTGTTTGGTTAAAAGTGTGAGGTGTTTTAGCATTGATCTTAAATAACTCATTCATCGTAACAGCTGCTTCTTTTGTAGCTATAGCATACTTTTCTGTAATGGTAAGTGCTTTTCCTGTTGAGTCAGTATTGGCACTGGTAGCTGCGTTTAATGTTGCCAATGAATTAGTGAGGTTTTCCATCTCTCTATTGGCCCCAATCCCTGTTCTAACTGTTTGACCAATAGTTGCGTTTAATACTTCAAAAGCTTTATCCACAAAATATACCCCTGCCCCTGCATGGGCCATTGTTTCTAATCTTTTTTGAAATACTTTTGTTTTATCTGCTGATTTAGTAACAGTGGTATTAAGATTTTTTAGCTGACTATTGGTAGATTTAAGTTCACGTGTGTTTGAATCTACTTTAATACTAATCTTTAAGTCTTTCACTTAGATACCTTTGTTATAATTCATCATGAAATTTTTAAATACTGGGCTTATCGCCTTTTTCTCAACATTATTGTTTGGAGTGTTAACTTCAATGGCATATTTAGTATTTTTTTTACAATAATTATTCATGCCATCCCTTACTGTTTGATATTAAATACCCATTCTTGACCCATTGCAAAAACAACTGCAGTCCATTTTTTTTTATTAAAATTATTCCACTCCAAAAAATCTTTTACAGCGTCATATCTTTTACCAATTAACTGCCCCATTCCTGAATACTCAAAAGGGATTTGCAAAAAGATTCTTGTTAAGTTATATAATTCTTCATCTTCATCATAAAAAACTATTTTAGATAAAGGATTTTCTTTTATTTCTGCTTTTTCTTCTGCATCAAGGTGAAGTTCACCCACACCTTTTGCATTTTGACTACACCAGGTAAAAAGAGAATCTATCCTCTCTTTAAGAGCTTTCCCAACTCTTCATCACACTCTCTCGCAAAAGCATATATGTTCCCTTTTTCTTTATAGTGTTCAAAAATCTGTTCAATAAGTTTTTTATCACCTACTAAATTCTCACGAAATTGAAGCATATATAATTCATCAATATCTTTTGCAAGTACACCCTCAACACTTAATTTTGTTTTGACTTCATCTATTTGTCGAGTATTTTGTTCAAAAAATTTTAAAATATGTTTTTCACCGTCAACTTCAACCTCTAGTTCTAAAAACTTTCTATTATTTTTGTCTAAACTAATTGTTTTCATTTTTATTCCTTATGACCATTTTAATTCGAAGTGATTACCACTTGTTGAGTCTTTTAAACAACGGTAAGTTTTAGAAATATTTAACTTCCCACTGTTATCACTTTCACTTGGAGTTAAAGGAAAAGCACTATCAATTGTTAAAGTGACTGTTTTACCATTTCCAGTTCCAAGAGTGATTACTATTTTTTCAACTGTTTCATTTGCAAACTTAGTCCAAGAAGTATCTGTACTGTCTTTGTATCCAGTTAAAGTAATCTTTGGATCTAAATCAACTCTTTCAAATTTGGCTAAATCAATGGCATAAATATCTTGGATTTCATTACCCAAATCAAATTCAAAAGATTGAAGATTAAAAGTACTTCCTGCAATAGTTACAGCACTTACTTTGTTTACCAACATCAATGCTTCTTTATCTAAAGTCACAGTGGGATTTGATTCATCTGTTTCTGCAATATCTGTGTACCCTTGCGCTTCAAACTCAACAATGGCACACTCACCAACACTTCCTGTTAATTTGAAATTACAAACAATCCCATCTGCACTTCGTTTTTTCCCATCCATATATACAATGGCTTGAGCAGCTACTATTGAACCATGATCGATTGTATATTCAACACTTGTACTTGCTGTCACAGCTTCTGATAAACCACTCGCTTTTAACAAGTCAGCAATAGCAGGAATGGCATCAGGTGCAGCACCTGTTTTATCATTTCCTCTAAGTTTTGCTTTTATATTAAAAGTTGTAGTTGTATGTTCTCCATCAATGTATGACTTGGTATTAGCCAATTCACCATCCATCTCTTTATATTCCATCGTTTTAACATCAGGTGAAATAAGAACCTGCTCTTCAATATTTACAACGTTTGCTGCTAAAGGAAGTCCTCCCTGTTTAAACAATAGTGAATTTTTTTTAGTATCAATCAATGGCATATCTTTTCCTTTTTATATAATTTCTAAGTCAATTTCTACGTCTATTAAAAGAACTTCTGACTCGAAAGTTCTTAAATCTATAGTAGTGCTCTGTAATGAAAAGAAATCATTCCCATCTCTAATATATTGAGCCAACACAGTGATAACTTCGATATTAATATCTTTTGCTAAAACTGCAAGGGTTGCCACATATTGAAAATTAGTAGAAAAATCTCTTTTCACGACTTTAATCTCATGTGAATCTAAAGCAGGTTTGATCAAACTATTTAATGTTGTAATTGCTGTTTCTTCAGTCACGTTATATCCTTAAGCATTAAAAGTGTTTCTATTTTTTCTATTTGAGTATTCATAACTTCATAGACTTTTGAATCAATAGTAAAAATATCACCCACTGCTAAATCAGGACAAGAAGAAGTGATTACACGAATCACTTTTTCTTTTATAGATTCAATCTCTATATCATCAGCTTCAACAAATAAAACTTCTTTGGTGTTATATAGAGCAATATCACCACATATTAGATATGCGTTATCTACATCTTTTTTATATTGCTCTTGCCAAGTCATGTTATTCTTTGTCCTCTTCAGTATTTTCAAGTGCATCTAATACTACTTTGATAGCTGCTGAAAATTCATCTTTTTTTGTTTTACCTTTAATATCTGCATTTAAAACTTGAGCATATTTTTTAAGGGGTTTACCATCCATTGTTGAATAGTCAAAATCTAAAATTGCTTCATAAGCATCATCTTCTGTTTCAAAAGTTGCTGTATCTATACCAATCTCTTTTGCATAAGCCAGTGCTTCATCTGCAGACATATCATCAAGGAAAACAATTACAACTTTTGCAGGTGTGCTTTTCTCTTCATCCGAAGTGATTTCTTCCATGATTATTTTTTTCAAATACTTTGCATCAACCAATGATTGAATTTCTTCTTCATCATCAAAGTATTTTTTAATATCAGTTATGGTTTCATTTGCAGAAATAACCCCCTTGTCGGTTGTTATTTCTACATTTGATTTATAAATAGTCATACTAAACTACTTTTGCACTCATAGTGGCATCAACATTTCCAGGGATTGGAAGTGGTTTTGATTGAAAAACCAAAAATCTAACACTTGGATCATTTTCTTCATAAGACTTAACAAAAATTGTTCCTACAAATAGGTTCACACCCATTCCTTCTTTTTTAAATGCCTTAAAATCAGAAATACCACCAAATGCGACATGTGCACCAGTGCTCTCTCTTTTAGCACCTAGAATTAATTTATCTGCAGCCAAATAAGGAGTATCGTTTTTTGTTATAGGGTCAGCATACTTAGCAACATATTTATAAATATTAAGATTAAGTTCTCTGTCATATCCAATAAAGTCAACACCAGGTTCAATATTCTCTGGTCTATATTCACCTAAGAAAATATTCTTTTTATCAAAAGCAGCTTGTACTTTTGCATGTGAAGTATATGCATTACCTACATCTTGACCAAACACAACTTCAGTTGGAACAACACCACTTCTGTCAAAAAGCTCTTGTTTCCATGCTTTTAAATCCGACCTTGGGTCTGAATCAACATGAGACCATAAAGCAGTTCCTGTTAAAACTTTAGTATTTGAACCATTTCGTCCAAAGTCAATTTCATCTTCAACTCCATCACCTTTCACAATTATTTTTCCATCAATTAGTGCATTCGCAACCATTAACTCTTTTGAACGTTCAATTCTACTTTTTCCATCATCAAGATCATCAATTAAAATTTGTGCTGCTCTTTCTGCTGGACTTGCACCATTAGCATAAAAAACAGTTGAACCTTCAAGTGCTTCTTCAGCTTCTGTTACAAATTTTGGTTTCAAAAGAGGTGGTTCATAAGTTTCTAACTTCTTCCCATTTTTCTTTTGTATTTTCCCTGCTATTCTTGGTGACACATGAGGTGCAATTTCTTTTCCACCCTTAGTGATTACAATATCAACATACTTAGTATCTGAGTGTTTTTCATCATTAAAGAAAGTTTTTGTTAAAAAATTTCCTACTGGATGGATAATATTAATTTGGCCCGTTAAAGCTCTCGCTGCAAACATATTCATATTCTTATCCTTTTGTCGCTAAATAAATATTTTGGTCTCTAAGACCTGATTCTGTGCTGTCAGCTGTATGACTTGCACCGAACACCAATAAATCTTTGTCAACTTTACCACCAAGTAAAATTGGCCCATTTAAATCTGAATCTGTAGCATCTACATCTTCCAATAAAATTGCAGAAGGAACTTGACTACCATCAGCAGCTGCAGTTAAAGAAATAGTATATTTACCACTTGAAGTAATTTTCCCTAGAACAGTACCTTTTGCATAATTTGTTCCTGTAAGTAATACTCCATTTTCATCTACTCTCCAATCACTCAATACCAGTGCATCATGATTAAGTGATTCTGTATAAACTGGTTGTTTCATAATTATTTACCTCTTCTTTCATTTAATTTTGCAATAGCAGCATCTGCAGATGCATCAAAACTCTCTTGACCATCAACTTTTTTAGTTTCTGAACTTACGTCAGCAATTGTTTCAGCTTGTTTTGCCAACTCTTTACCATCAGATTTAATATCATCAGATACTTTTGCTTTTTGTGTTTGATCATGGTCAAAACAAGCAACTTTTACATCTTTTGCATCACTTTTACCATCAAATTTTAAAGCACTAATTGCTTTAACATTTTCATAACCCATTGGAATTGCTTCTTCAATTGCTTGAATCCTAACTCGTTCACTTGTAGCACCTGCACCATAAATTGTATTGTATGCATCGGGATGTTGTTTTTGTAATTCTTCTGCTGTCATAGCCGTAGCTCCTTTTATATTTTGATTTAAATTTGTCGTGTTATTACCTGATTGTAATTCGTCCATTAATGTTTCATAATCTTTTATAGAATCTATCATTCCAACTTCTAAAGCATCATCACTAATAAGTAAATCCCCTTGTCCAAATTTTCCCATAACAGTTTCTGCTGAAACATTTCTATTTTTTGCAACTGCATTAATAAATTTTGCGCCTAACTTATCAGCCCAAGATTGAATTTGAGCCTGACCTTCTTCACTAGAAATGTCAGGTCTTTTTTTAGGACTTATAGTTGATACAATTTCTATTTTCCTAACACCTTCTTTCGATTTCTTCTTTGAATCATCTGCCAAAGAATAAACCACACCAATAGAACCAACCATTGAAGTTGAAGATGCCACTATTTCATTAGCTGCACTTGCCATCCAATATCCTGCACTTGCTGCTAAATCATCCACATAGGCAATTGTTCTCTTATTAGATTTTGAAACCATATTTGCAAACTGATCTATTCCAGAAGCTTGTCCACCTGGACTATCAATTTTCAATACAATAGTTTTAACAGAGTTATCATCTTCAAGTTTTTTAAGTTCATCTGAACATCTTTGAAGGGAGCAGTATCCTGATATTTCCATCATTCCACCGTATCTAATGATTGGGCCAGTGATATTCAAAATACCAACGTCACCCCTTTGTTCTGTTAGTCGTTCATTTTCTCTTGCACTTCCATTTTGATTTGATAATGCTTCTTTTCGTTGAGATATTTGATCCACAACAAATTTATTATCAATATTTGAAAGTATTTCTTTTCCATTGGCAACATTAGAAATGGCTGTTAGCCAATGCGACATAATAAGCCAAGGTTTAGAGTTAAGCTCTGCGAGTATCTTTTGCATCTTCTTCCTTTATAAATTTTGCATCTACCATTTTTTCACGTTCACTTTTTCCACGATTGATATTAGAATCAAAATCAGTTCCATTGATTTCAGCAGATTCTTTTGTTCTTGTACTAAAGCCTTCTTCGCATCTTAACTTGGCAGCTTTAGTTTCTTTTACAGGGTCAAGTTGTCCTGGTGCATCACCATTCCATTGACTTTTACAATAAGCTTTTTTAATCATTGGATTTTCAAAGAAACCAGGTGCTTCAATTCGGCCAAGTGCAACTGCTTCAGTTAGCCATTCTTCATAAATAGGTTGACAAAAAGAAGTTGCCATCCAAAAACGTCTTTGTTTAAAAAATTTCCAAGCTTCAAGAAGTGCTCCCCTACTTGCACTGTAACTTGAAGTAAAATGCTTGATTAACAATTCATAAGGGATTTGAAGTGCTGCTCCTATTTGTCGTAAAATAGCCATAACAAAAGGGTCAAAGTTTGGATTGGGTCTGTTTGGATTTGCACTCTCAATACTCTCACCAGGTGCAAGTCCAATAACAGAACCTGATCCTAATGAATAATCAGTTTGTTCTTCATCATTTGTTTCACTTCCATCTTCAACACCTAGTCCATTATCAACTTCACCAAGTTCACTTTTAATAAAAACAGTAAACATACCACTTACAACAGCAGCCATAATTTCAGCTTCTGTATATCGCCCTAATTGTTTAAGACTCTCCATTACAGGTGCAAGATAAGGTACACCTCTTTTTTGTCCTGGTCTTTTTTTCTCAAACAAATGAATTACATTTTTTCTATCTGACTTTGCACCAAATGCAGGAATGATTTCCCACTCTTGTTTATTGTCATATCCACCTGGATGATTTTTTAAAATATGATAGTTTTTAACGGCCCCATTATCATCTGTTTCAATACCACTTGCAAGATTGCTTGTATTTTGTTGTTTGTCTTTATTACAAAGGTGTTGACCTTCAAGTAATTTAATAGCCAAAGAATAAGGAGATTGTTTTCTTTCAATAAATGGTAAAAGGGCAAGTACGTCACCACCAATTAATGCAGATAAAAAAGCGATTGATTGAAGTTGATAAAAATTGTTTGTTCGTGTAGAATCACAATCAAAAGATTCAGCCCAAAGTTTAAATTCACGTTCGGTTTTTCTTTGCCAATGTTCAGCATCTTCCTGCTTGAGTCCGAGCATTTCATAATCAATTTGAGACTGAACTTTTAATCCTGTACCAATTACATTGATATTTGCAGTATTTATTACACCAGTTGATAACGCATTGTTTCTATATAAATCATAACTTCTATCAACCAAAGTATCTAAATCTTGAAGATCGTCAGTATCAGAATTCCCAGTTTTAGGATTCCATCCTTTTAAAGCTTTTCTACTTTTTGAAGCTCCATTATAAGAGTTACCAAAATAGTTCATATAAGCTTTTGCTCTAATTCGTTCCATTCCATATTTTGGTGTAACTGAACAAATTGCTCTATCAATAATATTTGTTTTAAATATATTATCCATCTATAAAACTCGCTCTTTTTATTGAAGGACCACGTCTAGGTTTTTTATTTAAAGTTTGTGCAGTTTCAAGTTGTTCAACTTGTGTTTTCCAATAAGTTATTTGTTTTCTAATATGAGCTGCATTAGTTTTAGTAAAAGTTTTTTCGCCAATAGTTACACTCTGATTTAAAGCAATTGCTTTTTCACAATCAAGCCATACTTTTAACATATCTTTTGCTTCTTCTAAAGTCCATGCAGCCATATTTTTCCTTTTTCGAAATTCATGGTGGTATTTTGACACAGAGAGAAAATAAAAAAAAGACAACTTTTCTTGTCTATCTTTTTTTTAAATTTTATGGTAAAAGCATCTTGGTAGGTGTACATTAATATTTTAGTCTTTCATTTTTTTAAAAAACTATTATCGGAATAACATAAACAACAAAATCAGCAACTACTAATCAATCAATCAATTTGATCGAGTTTTTTCTTAATTAAATTTCCACAAAGCCAATTTTGTGACATTTAGAAGACATTTATATAATAAAATAATCAAAATTATTTTTATTAAAATTTAGATAGAATGTCTCAAATATAAAGTCATTGAACTTATAAGAGCATATAGTCAAAGGAATATAATAAATATGAACAAAGAAGAATCATTAAAAAAATTAAATTTAAGAAAAGATGAACTAAAGACACTTCCAACTTATAACCATAATAGGGAGAACAGTGAATTTGATAAGTGGCACACAAGAACTAGAAAAACTATAGAGATAATATTTGGAAAAAAATCAGAAGAGGCAACTTCTTTTGATTATATTACGTTTACTGCTTCTTTTAGAGGATTCAATGAACCAACTATTCAAGAATGCATTCAAGAACATAAAAGTGGTAGAGATAAATCTAATACACTCCTGGAATCATGTATAGAACATATTGAAGAATTTTGGGAAAATGATGAATCAAATAAAGTATCAACGGCACAGGCACAACAAGTTGATAAATCAAAAGTATTCATAGTTCATGGACATGATGACGGGTTAGTTGCAAAAGTCCAACTTCTCCTAACAAAGCTTAGTCTTGAAGGTATAGTTTTACATGAACAAGCAAATCTAGGAAAAGTAATCCTTGAAAAGCTAGAACATTATACAGATGTGGGATTTGCTATTATTCTATACACTCCATGTGATGTAGGAAAAGCAAAAAATGCTGAAGATCTAAAAGCAAGAGCAAGACAAAATGTAGTTTTTGAGCATGGCTATCTTATAGGCAGAATTGGTCGAGGTAAAGTTCTTTTTTTAGTTACTGACAAGATTGAAATTCCAGGTGATATAGCAGGAGCCGTTTATATAGGAAAGGATTCTTGGGAACAAAAAATTGCTCTAGAACTTCATGCAGCTGGATATGATATAGATTTTAATAAGATTTTTAAGAAGTAATTAACAAAATGAGCTTATATTCTGAGAAACTTGCCAAACTTAAAAGAGAAATTGCAATAATTAGCGATAAAAAAGGTTCTCGGAAAAAAAGTAAAAAGTTTAAACCACACCAAAAAGAAATGATTAAATTTATACATAAGAAAATTAATAAAGTTGAATTTAATGTTCAAGGTAAAACAATTATTTTAGAAGAAGGTGATAGTATTAAAGGCTTTAGGCATATTTTAGAAGGACACTACAACTCAAATGATTTGGAAACAATGGATATATTAAACCTGCCTATCATGTTTAAAAATGCTATTCAATTAAAATCAAACAATGCACTAAGTGTATACGGAAGACTTCAAGACCAGCAAGAACATAGATTGATTGTAAATGAAATTGATAATAATAAGTTAGTGGTAACTGCATTTAGAAAAACATAAAAACGGAAGCGAGACGATAGCAGCTAAAAACCATCTAGGGCTAACTTGATAAATCAAGTACTGGTCGTAACCCCGCTTCACTTCTGACTCCGACGTTTCCATCAGAAAACATACTAAATACACTTTCTGATTAAAACAATCACTTTATGATATAAGCTTGTTATAGGAATTATAACATAAGAAACTTAAAAAGTATACTATTATAAGTCTAAGCGATAACCTAGTTCAGTCTAGCATATCTAGGTATTCTGTATATCCTCATAATCATCACTTAATTTTTGTAAAATTTCATCATATAATTTAGGCTCTTCAATGAGCCTAGAAATTGCTTCAGATTCATTTTTAGCAATATTATCTTCTATCATTGTTTCAACTACAAGCACAATTACATTCTTAAGCATAATGCTTTTTCTAAATTTCGTTTTCTTTTGCCAAAAATTTACGCTCATTAACTTATCCCCTTACTCATAATTCTTCTTCTTTTTCTTTTCTTAATTTGTTTATTTTCAATATGAAACAATGGCCCTCTTAATGCTAGTTTTTGTAGATTGATACCTGTTATTGCCAAAACTGCAAGTGCATATCCATTAATATCAAAGGCTTCATTCCTAATACCTGCTTTGATTACAACCCATCTTTTATTTACTTTCTTTTCAGATAGCAGCTGATTAAAATAAGCATCATCATATTTGTCACTTTTGGGAAAATGATGATAACTCGCACCTGGTGCAGTCAACTTTAAAGAACCCCAAACAGCATCTTTTACTTGTTGTACACCAACCATATAAAAAGGAGTTTTATATTTTGAAAACTTTGCATCCCTTAGACTTGCAATAGGAGATTCCAAGCCATTTGCACCTTTTAAAGCATATATTCTCTTACCAAGTCTAGGTTTACAGTATTGCATAACATATTTGGTTTTATTTCCACCACTATCAATCCCTGCAGCATATATTTTCATTTCTCCATTTTCATGATAAAATTTTGTATTAAATAAATAATTATCAAGCTCTGCCCATACTTCAGGTTGAGAGGGGTCACCCATGATAACAACCCTGTCTATGCTCCATTTTTCTTCGTTTTCTCCAAAACCTATTACTTCACCTTCTATTCTGTTATCTTGAGTATCAAAAGCAGCTAAAAGAAGTAACACCCCATTTGGAACCTCCGCATTGTATTCTTCTCTCTTATCTTTTAGAAACTCGGTTTCTAGTTTCTCAAACTGTTTAGACCATACTCTCCCTGCTCTGGTATTGGTCCAAGTTTTCATCTTTGTATCATCTCCACGTTTCATTAACTTTAATGCATCAACATATTCTTTAAAAATTTCATTCCATGTTAAAAAACCCAATGGAGATAAATAAGAAGGTATTCTATACCCTCTATGAATATGGCCTTTATTATGAGGCATCCAGTTTGCCCCATTAGATTCAGCCATCATCCAAGTTTTTTGAAACTCTTCAATAAATGATCCACAATGTTTACACGTGAATGTTACATCACCAGTTAATACAAATTTGTTTTTGTCATAGGGAATACTAAAATACTCTTGTTCAAAAAAAATCAACTTTGAACATTCTGGACATGGCATATAATATTCTCGTTGGTCACTATCCTCAAATTCTATTTCTATATTACTTTCACCCTCAACTGTTGGAGTTGAATTGATATAAATTTTTCTATTGGTAAAAGTATCTGCTCTTTTTTTTGCCAAATCCATTGGTGAACCTTCATCATCAAGATCCATTGGAAATGCGTCAACATCGTCTAAATTAATATAAGGGATTGATAACGATCTATAACTTGAACTCGAATGAGAATGTCCAAATATCAGACTCCCTCCATTAAATGTCATGCTATCAGCATCACCTATATCGTCTTTTGTTTTACCTCTTTTAATTTTTTTATCTAACTTTGGCATTGCTTTAATTGATGGAACTAATTTTAAGAGTCTATGTTTTTTCATAAGTTTTTCAGTTGGCAAAATGAGTAACATAGTTCTTGGATTTTGATCTATGGTTGACATAATAAAATTATTGCCAATTTCCGTCCCACCAACTTGAGTACCCTTAATAACTTTAACTTGTTGAGTGGGAGAATGAGGACTAAGTTCGTCCATAATTTCTTTTAAAAATGGGAATCTGCTTGTTCGCCATTGTCCAGGTTCAGCACTTGCTTCTTTAGGTAATTGTCTTTTATTATCAGCCCATTGAGTTATAGTCATATTATCCTCAGGTGCAATACCTAGTTTAAAACCTATTAAATAAGGATTAACGCTCATTTTCAAATCCTACCAAGCAATTATATATTTCATCATAAATATACCCTTGTACTTCTCGTTTATCATTCATAGAAGCAATTACAGCTGATACCCTTGAAGGAACAGACAAGAGTTTATTTCTAACAATCCTAGCTATTTCAAAAGCTTCTCTTTCTACATCTTCTTTTTTAATATATTCACCACTTTCTTTTTCATAATTTAATTTTGCTTGTAATCCTTGATAATATTCTTTGAACTTTTTAACATCGTTAAAGGTGGCATCCTCTAAACTTTTAATATCGCCATTTGTGTCTTTATTTTCCTCATCATTTTTTATTTGAATTTCATCGTCTTTAGAAAACTTTTCATTATAAACTTTTAATTCATCTTCATTTAAATCAGTAATGGATGTTTCAGGTTTATTTTTTTCATTGAATAAACTATTATCAGGATTTAATTTCTTTTCTTTATTCGCTATTCTTTGCGCTTCTCTTTCAGGATTTTTTTTCTTTTCTATAAGTACTGATTCACATTTTACAAAAGGAATTTTATTGTTCAGTTTTTCAAACTCACCTGCAATTACTAGTTTACTAACATACTGTTTTGTAATCTTATCTTCAGGATGTTTTTCATTCCATCTTCTTGTAAATTCTGATTGACTTACATAAATATCATTATCATTCATTTGTCAACTGTCCCCTTTCCAATCTACTTTTTGACAACCAAGTTTTGAAGCCACAAATATCGAGTTTGTCGACGTTGCCTTTACCCTCACTGGTGACAAAGCCACAGGAGGACCCATTTTATTTTGAGGTATTAATTGCATAGTCAAACGCCTTTCCAAATTCAATTTCGAACTTGTTATTGAATACATTAAATATTGTTTCATTAAAGTCTAGGATTGCATTTTGTTTTACACTTTGTTTGATAATAAATATTGGGATAACAGTACGACCGAATACTTTCTTAGTTTTTAATAATCGTCCAGTCTTCTTACTTCTCAATCTTCTGGTACCTGCATCCTTACCTTTAACTCTTTGGAATATTGCCTTAGTACTATTACCCTTGCCACCGTTTAGTTTAGCTTCAAAGATTCTATTCCTTGACTTATTACTTAACAAGGTCTTAGCCTTCTTCTTGATAGCTCTGTTGGTTCTAATGCTTGGGTAGAGATATTTAAATCCTTTAGTAGGTATGAAGATGTTACCTTCTCTTGTTTCTCCATCCTCATGATCTTGTATCCAATGGTTGGCACTAGGAATATATATTTCAACGTTATGTTTATTCTTAGTAGCTCTTTTCTTTTTAATACCTGCTCTCCCACCAACCTTATTCCATTTAGCTGTTACATTAAAATCTTTATCTATTTTCTTAGTCATATATAACATTGCAATTTCTGCTGTATTATTAAGGGCCAAGCTTGTTGCATAAGGTATTTGATTTCTTTCAATATCAGTTAGTTCTCTTATGATTTCATTAGTGTTTGAAGTTACAGTCTTACTCATGATACATATCCAAATCGTTTTTCTTTTATATATTCGGCAATCATTTTTGATTCAATAGTTAACTTTTCATTTGCATCTGATATAAATTTATTTTCTTTATCATAAAAGTATCCCGTATGTTTTTGTTTAAATGAATCTCTTACCCATGCGCGTTGAGGAATATATGTATCTATTACACCGTTTAATAAACCATCAAAGTCTTTATAAAATTGAGGATTAGTTTCAGCTTTATATTTATCAATAGCTTCTTCAAGTATTTTAATATCAGTAAGTTTCCATCTTTTTAAATAGATTCCATCTGCACGTTTCTTACTTCCAGACTTCTTACCATAGGTATTCCATAGTATTTCAAAACTATCAGAATAACTATGTTTACTCTTTTTATTTATAGAAGATAGATTGTTGTCTGAATCTTTAGATTCGACATATATATTCTTATTAAGAGTCTTATTGTCTTCGTCCGTTTTGGGGTCGTTTTGATTTTCTTTACTGTCCGTTATACTTTCCTTATTAGTCGGTACAATAGGAGTTTGTTCCTCTTTATCTTGTCCGTTTTGATTTTCTTTACTGTCCGTTTTGTGTCCGTTTTCATTTGAGGCGTGATTATATTGTTGTTGATTTTTTAAGAACCAATAGGCATGATGTTTATCAATTGCAAGTTTAAAGTCTTTCATCCACTCACTAGATGTGGTTTTACCCACAGACCAAGCCTTTGCATAGAATCTAATAGCATTTAATTCATCATCATTCATATCTAAAAAATACTCCATGAAGGCTCTAGCTTTGTCTCTCTGATTGTTCATTTGAAGTGCTTTAACATAATCTACAGGAAGAGAAATGTAACGTCCTTTGCTATCGTATACGACTTTAGTATGCTTTTTCATTCTTCCTCCTTTGTCTTGTTATTAATTAAGTATAGTATGGATGTTTATATTGCTATGTTCTTCAGATGATTCCATTTGAATACCATTATTTTGAGGCACGTTGTCCCCACTCGTATACGAGATTAAAGGAAAAGAACCAAACTTATTAAAGGGTCCATTGAATTGTGTTTTAGCTGTTCCGCTTTCTCCATCTCTATTCTTACCTACTATTATCTCAGCTTCATTCACAGATGCCTCAGGTACACCTTGAGTTCTTTTATAATAACTTTCTCTATGAGGAAAGATAATAATATCAGCATCCTCTTCAACTGAACCACTTTCTCTTAAATCACTTAGCATTGGTCTAAAGTTTCCACGACTCTCTAACCCTCGTCCTAATTGACACAGAAGGATTACAACTACCCCAAACTCTTTCCCTATTGATTTAAGTGTTTTAGTTATGTCACTCACTTCGTTTGGTCTATTAATACCCTTAGACTTTATAAATCGCAAGTGATCTATTGCCCAGATTTTAATGTGAGGATTTTTTGAGAATATTTTTTTTGCTTTAGCTTTTAAATATGAAACAGGAACAAAACTCTTATCATGAATGATTAAGTTTCTAGTAGTTGAGAAGTACTTCAAGGAAGCGATATATTTATTATGGTCTTTAAAAACACCTGCACCTAAATCACTCAGACTTTCTTCATTATGACAAGCCATGAACCTTCTCATAATTTTATAATCAGGCATTTCTAAACTATCAAAAAGTACACCAATGTTTTGGTCCATATTGAAATCAATGATATTAACAAGTAAACTAGTTTTACCCATGGAAGGACGTGCAGCAATGATAACTAAATCACCAGGTTCAAAAGTAACAATACGGTCAAGATCCCTTATTCCAGTTTTTAATCCTGCAGGTGCATCTTTTGCCTTGACAAGTGATTCTTCAAATTCTTTTACTATTTGCTCCATGCTTTTCAAATCATGTTTATTACCAGTTTCACTTATCTTATATAATTCATCTTGTACAGTATCAAGAGCCTCAGATGCACTCATATCTTCTTCAATAGCGACTTTCTTAATAGTGGTCGCAAGTGATGCCAATTCTCTTTTAGTAGCACTCTCTTTTATTTCTAAAACATAAGCTTTTGTATTGGTTATTGAATTAGCTGAAAGAATTTCTATTAATATACTATCATCAAGATCTCTTGCACTTATTTTTCTTCTAAGAAAATCTTCATCAATAGGTAAATCTGCAAGATGCATTGAAACCATAGTTTCGTATACGACTTGATGTGCAGGAAGATAAAAGTCTTTGTGTTGAAGTATTTCCATAATATCATCTATAATTTCATAATCAAAAAGTATAGATGACAACACAGCCCTTTCAATATTTATTGAATATGCACTATCAAACATTTTTTTCTTCTTTCTCTAAGGAATAAGAAGCCACTTTATTGCCTCTTATTTCAATCATTTCACTTTCTATTTTCAATCCTCTATCTCTAAGTTCTTTAATTCTTTGAGCCAAATGTAAGCACTCAAATAATTTAAAGGCATCAAGCCCAGTTAAGCTGTAGCCCCTATTTAAGTGGTCTTTTATTTGTTGAGAATGAGAAGCTCTTTTTATTGTAGTTTCAGTCATGAGTTAGCCTTTATGATTCAATCGTGCCTGTTGTAAATAAGCTTTCGTATTAGCAATTAAAGTAGTCATATCTTTCATAGTTCCACTATTGCTATTTCCTAAACTCAGTTCTTTTACACTTAGACTTCCAATTTCTTGTACTTCAAAAGGATATTTTATAGTACTGGGTATAAATTTACTCATGATTTCCTCCTAATCTTCTTTGGTGATTTCTATATTTTGCACTTTGTTTTTTAATTTCATAGCAGCTTCAATAGTTTCATCAATCTCTTTAATAGATGCAGCAACATCATCTTCAGAAGCATGACCTTGTTTGATTAACATTTTTACAGAAGTAAATCCTTCTCCACATTCCATAACCATGTTATCAGCAGAATCACCTAAGCTTTCTAACTCAACTTTTTCTTTTGGTTCTGTAGAAGTCATGATTTGTTCAAACATTCCACAAAGATATTTTAAAGGATAAAGGTCACCTGTTAATTCTAATATATGGATAAGTTCAGCATCAGTTAAATAGTTCTTTGTATTTTTGGGTTTAAGTTTTGCATCAAGAGTATTCCATGTCGTACCAATTTCTTTTGCAAAATCTTCTTTAGCTATGCCCAATGCTTTACAATTAGAATTAATACTCTTTCTAATAGCTACTAAAAACCCATAATCTTTTGATCTTCTTAGTTCTTTTTCTTGATAACTCATAATTTATACCTTCATCCTTGTTATTTTTTTTGAGGAGTTTTCTTTCTTATTTTTATCAGATAAACTTTCTTTAGTTATTTCAGAAGTTTTAACATCATCAACCAACACATTGTATTGCTTGGTGGTATTTAAAATAGCTTTTGTACAAAGAGTACTTAGTTCTTTAGTTGAGATTGAATTACTTTCCTTTAAATCTTTTAAAAGATTTAAACTAGGAATGTTTGCCTTCCTAACTCTATGTAAAGAAGTACTGATATTATTTTTAGTCATTTTGCTATTCTCCAAATAAATTACTAATATCGTAATTAATGTAAATTTGATTTTACCCGACTAAAAATTAATATGAACTTAAAAAATTACTAAATAGGTAATAAAAAACAGTTAAAATCGATATTAAAGGATTATCATGGGAATTGGGAAAAACGTAAAAAACTTATTAAGTAAAAAAAAGCAACTTGACAAAAGTTTTAATCAAACAAACTTAATAAGATTTGTACTTAATAAAGATGAAGTAGAGTCAAAAGACCGTGCAGCTTTTAGTAGATACTTGTCAGAAGAGCATGAATTCCCAATTAAACATTTAATAAGAACAGCCTTATTTTTAAAAGTAGATATAAAAGTGCTTATATTAGAAAAAGAAGAAGTAATCCCACCAACAAAAAAAGTTTATGTATTAGGAGTAAGTTCTTGTGGCGTTCCAAATGAAAGTTTTTTTAATGAACATCATGAGGAAGATGCAGACTTTGCTTACTTCACAGGAGAACAATCTCATGTATACGCACTTAAAGCTTTTGGTGACTCCATGGAGTCATATATACAAGATGGTGAAGTTTGTATTTTTGAATGTCTTAAAAACAATGGTATAGAAGATGGTGAAGTAGTACATTATTCATATGAATATGGATCACCAAATCCAAACGACAATGGTATAAAAGTTTATAAACTTAGAGATGATGGAAGTATCTATTTAAAGCCTCTAAATGGTAAGTATGACAATATAGAAGTTGTATACCCAGAGTTCTTGAAATTATCAAGACTTTTAGAAAAAAGTAGTAAAGCAAAAAAGTTTTAAAACCTAAATAATCACATTATAATTACAATTGATTTTCTTATCTTTTTTTAAATAAAATGTATAGATTTTATTTAAAAAAGGAATTTTAATGGGAACAGAATACAGCCGTGGCTTTTGTCAGCAGTGTGATGATAATACAAAAATGCAATGCAAAACACCCAATCACATTTTACATCTACTAATAACAATTGTACTCGGTATCTTCACATATGGAGTAGGAGCAATTGCTTGGATTCTAGTCTGGCTAACTTTGTCAGTAAAGAGTGGCAAGTTTATTTGCTCAACATGTGGAAAATCTTTCGAAACAACTAAAAAATAATACTCACAAGTTATTATAAGGTAAGTAATACACTTACCTTTTCCTTTCAATTATACTAAATTAATTACATAATAAACAATTTATACCCATAAAAAGCTCAATACTTAGTCTATAAATCTAAATAAATTTCTTAACAAAAATATTTAATTACGTATATAGTAATTAGTTAAGCTGTAATTTATTAATCATCTGTTACAATTTTCGTAATTAAAGTTTAAGTTTGAACTTTAGCAGGTGAAAATAATCCTGTGTGGGTTAATAGGTAAACCAAACCTATTCGGCAAATTGTCGTTAGCAGTTAAATTAATGAAAAAAACTGTCTTATATATTTATATTCATGTCACCAATTTCCTATAAATAAAATCAAAAATTCAACATGGAGTAAAACATCAGGTGTCATGAATATGAATATTAAAATTAAAAGGATAATTAATGTTAGAGCTTTCATTAGAAATGATTTGTGGCATAAGTATTTTATTAACACTAACTGCAGCAGGTTATTTACCTGATTCATATTGGACTTAAAATGGAAAAGTCAATATTCCATGAATTAGATGATTATATCTATATAGGTAAAGCAGATGTTATCAATGCTGAAAAGTTGGTAATTCATGTAGATTATAAAGATGGTCCACCCATAATCACAACAATAGATCTTAAAAATATATCTTCACTAAAAACCAAACTCATTCCAAAGGAAGAAAATGCACCCACAAAAAGCAGAAGCACATGAAATAAGAGAACTTCAAGATGAAAAGAAACTGATCTCTCGAAGTGTCTTTAAAGAATCAACAAAGGTACTTAATGAAATCAAAAATCTAGATGAAAAGGAGAAAGTTAAAAAGGTTAGTTAAATAATAGTTGCCTAGATTCGGTTAAGGCCAACAAGTTTTCGAAAAGTAAAATATAGAGTCATCTTTAACTGGTTTGCATGACTCTATGTTGATATATTTAGACATTTAATAGTTGTTACTGCTCTATTAGTTATTTTTCGAAAAGTGAAGTTATTTTGAAACCAGTTTTTCCAAATGCTCCTTTTAATGATGCCTCTATTTTACTTAGCCCTGGTGTACCAATTATCATGTCAAATTTACGAATACGAAGAGCTTCAAATATAAGATTTTTTCTTTCATATTTAGTTGTAGTTGTACCACCAACATCAGCAACTGCAACGCAAAGAGTCATTGTTTTATATCCATTCTTTTCCATTCCAGTTGAATGTCCAAGTGTTGCCGTTACACAAGTTTCATCCCATACTTCATTCTCCGCAAAAGCAGAAGAAACCATCAACATTAGAACTAATACAAATTTTTTCATTTAATACTCCTAGTTAATTTTTGATAATGAATAAATTGTATCTTGATTTTAATTATAAGAACGAATTTCAAGAAAATAAACATTTAAATGAACAGTATCAATACTATTTTTTTAAGTGTTTTAGTAATCGGACGAGCTGACTTTCTTTTAGGCAGACGATAGAACAAACATTTTACGAGGACAGAGTAGTGATGTGAATATCAAGTTGACTATTAATTTTTTTAGTGTCCTCATAGAGCCAATTTTTTGAAAATTGCTTGGCTCTATTGAGTACATAAACTCAATTAATTGATTGGAAAAATTCAATTAATTTTATAATCATGTTTATAAGTTTGATTAAATCAAAAAGTTTTTTATACATAACAATACCTTTATATTTAAATAAATAAGGTTTAATTAAAATGCAGTACTTTATTACATTTTAAAAATAAAATTTTTGAGAAAAAGTTATATTGTTATTTGTTGTTGTCGGAGTCGTCGGTATTGCTACCGAATATATTAAGTAGTAGTATAGATATATATATTGGTTTTCTAAATAGTGGTTTAAAAGTTTTTAAACACACAACCTGTTTTAAGTATTTTGTCTTGCAAATTCTTTTTGCAACATATAATGAGAGTAATCGTGCTCTTTTAAAGATTCGAAGTTTTTCTAACTTACCTTCTTTTGTTGAATCGTCAATAGAATCAAGTTTATATTGAATTGATTTTTGATAATCTTCTTCAGTTATTAATTTAGTATTTATTGATTCAAATAAAGAATCAAGTAACACTTTATCCCAAGAACGTTGGAAATCTTCAAGATTAAATAATTTGGTTGACCCATCGCGACGTTGAATGTATATTGACAAAATAGCCTCCTTTATTAAGATGCAAAAATTATACACTAAAATGGTAACCTTTGCAAGAAATATTGTCTTTCCATTTTAAACAAAATATCACATTAAAAACACAATTAAATAATTAATATCTAGTAAGATAAAATGTCGTATAGTTTGAAGAAGAAAATAAGTTATCATCATAACTACTCAATAAATTAAGGAACTGATTAAATGCTAAAACACAAATTCGAAAATGATACATTAGGAAGAGAACTAATTGCAAAAAAATACGCTGAGTTCATTATTGGAGTAGAGGGGAATCATACTATTGCATTGGATGCGCCATGGGGTTCAGGTAAAACAAAAGTAATTGATTTTATTTGCGAAGAACTTGATAATAAAAAAGAAATATATTTAAACTACAATGCTTGGGAAAATGATTATACAAATGAACCATTCCTATCTCTTATGAGTGTATTTTTTGATGATATTAAAGAAAAAAAATATACCACAAGTCAATTTGAAAATATTAAGAAATACGCTTTCGAATCAGTTAAAACCAAAACTCCTGCTGTATTGAAAGGCCTCGCTAAAAAATTTCTTGGTGATGAAACTATTGATGCCATAAGTGGTGATAATAAAGAGTTATTACTAGATGTAAGTACATTTGCAATAGATGAAACATTTAAAGCACTAAGTAAAAGTAACGACTCAAGAAGAAAATTCACTGAAGAGCTAAAAAAATCAGTACAACAAATTCTTGTAAAAAAACAAAAGAAAAAATTTATTATTATAATAGATGAACTAGACAGATGTAAACCAACATTTGCCATTGAATTATTAGAAAATATTAAACATCTATTTAATATAGAGGAAATAACATTTTTAATTGCCGTTGATAAGGAACAGTTAGCGGAATCAATTAAATCAGTTTATGGAACTGGATTTGATGCAAATACTTATTTATATCGTTTCTTTGATTTTGAATTACATTTATCCATAAATAGTAACACTAGTTTTTTTAGTACAAAATTATATTCAATGTTTAATGCTTCCCACGGGATAACAGACGCAATTAATTATGCAGTAAAAAGTTTTGACTTAACATTAAGAGACTTTGAGCGAATTATTTCAGAAACATACCTTATTTTAATACTAAATCAGTTTGACCCTCGCCAAGATAATAGATTAGCCATGCAATTCATATTACTATTAATCTTAAAATATAAGCATAATGACGCATACTATATACTAGAAGACTCTCAAGGAATGGAATTTAATGAAATTAAATCCAATTTAGGGAAACTTGACGATTATCTAATATTATATAATTATTTAAATTTCAAGGCGAATTTACTTTTTAGTGGAACAGCTAATAATGAAGTTGACACACCTTTCAATGCAGAGACAAATCAATGTTTTAAACTTATCAGAAGTACATTATAAAATGAACTTTTTATTAAAAAAAATACCCTACTCATTAGAGATAATGTACAGAATCATTGTAATGTTGGCATTAGCTATATTTACAATGATTTCTTCCGCATTATATGTTGCCTGGCTGGTTGAAGACTTAGATACAATTATTAAATTACTTATACCATTAGGAGTACTGTTGTCAGCAGGATTAGCAGCAATGAGTGTATTTATGGGAATTAAGAATTCCAATAAAATTGAAAAAGAAAAAAAAGAATTTGAAATATCAGAGTTTTATTTAAATAATTCACTTGTTGAATTAAATAATGTTTATAAAATTTTAAAGGATAAAAACAATGACAGAGTAACTTGGTTATTGGCAGCACGAGTTTTAAAATTATCGTTTGAACTTTCTGAAAATATAACAGACCAGAACCATAAGAAAGTATATGAATTACAAAAGTTTCAGATTAGACATAATATAAGTGATGTTTTCACTAAAGATGGCGCACTTGAGATTAGGTTTTTTTCAGGTCTAAGGATGAATGGTCCAATCTTAGAATCTAAAATCGAACATGAAGTTAATGGCGTTTCCTCTCGCAATAGATTATCTGAAGAAAGTGTTTATATTATATTTAGTTTTTTGGAATATGAAGATAGTTTTGATGATCCTATTGAAGATATTCAACTTCCTACTACAGAAGATGAACTAGACATATGGAAATTAAAAGGTAATATTTCGGATACGAAACAGAGTGCATCGGAATATATAAAAATTAGAAAACAATTATAAACAAGGAAACATAATGAGAAAAGAATATAAGGTAAAATTCACCGTAAAGGGTAAAGTTGAAATACAAGAAGAAATAATTAACGTGCCTGTAGGGGCAATTAAGTCTGACAATGATGCAAAATCTTACTTACTTCCGTATGAATATGATGTTGATGAGATTCTAAGTTGTAGAGAACAAAGAGATAATTAAAAATTAATATAGTGTCAAATAATTTATCAAGTAATTAAAAAAGGAAAATACATGTCAAGAGGAATTTGTCCAGAATGTGGATCTTCAAATATTGGAAGAGAAATAAAAATGATGGATACGGGTGACTATGAATGTCATGATTGTAACTACGTCGATATGCGTGTAAAGTTCAAAGAAGTGCTAATTAAAGATATAGATGAAGCCGTTTCGGGTTTAAATATTTATGGTGACTCATTTGAAAGTCGTATTCACCCTTCAATAAAAAAAGAAGCTTGGGAAAAATGGAAAATAAATAAATAAATAAATAATACGAAAATACACAGATATACGAAAAGGCTATAACTTAAGGTTGTAGCCTTTTTTTATGTTTGAAAATAAAGCTTCAGCAATTCATAAATGAAAGTAATAAGTTCAAACACTTTCCAATAGTTATCTTTCAACCAATCAATTAATTTACGCATTTCAATCCTTTTATTTTATTCACTGAGAATAGTTCAAACACTCTCTAATTTGTTCTTCTGAAAGTAGTTTAGAACATCTACTGGCAATTTGTAGGTAAGGTATTTTAATAAAAGGTGCGGAAATTAGAGAGTACGGAAATAAAAAAATTTAGAAATTTAATAAGGAAAATAAATGAGTATTAATGAGAAACCTAAAAGAATTAAAGTACTAAACCTTTACGCAGGTATTGGCGGTAATCGTCAAAAATGGGGGGGGCAACATAGAAGTAACTGCAGTTGAATACAATGAAGATATTGCAGCAGTATATAAAGACTTCTATCCTGGAGACATGGTAATTGTTGGAGATGCACATGAGTATCTATTAAAACATTACATGGAATTTGATTATATATTTAGTTCTCCACCTTGTCCGACTCATAGTGACATGCGAAGATGTGCAGTACATAAAGGACAAAATGAAGCTTTGTACCCAGATATGAAGTTATATGAAGAAATAATACTGCTTCAAAACTTTGCTCCTAAAGATTGTAAATGGGTAATAGAAAATGTTAAGCCCTATTACACTCCTTTAATCCGTCCAACAATTGAAATTCATAGACATTTATTTTGGAGTAATGGAAAAATTTCAAATACAATAATTGAAAGTGATGTTCAGCTTGAAAAAGTACATGACAATAGTACTGTGTTTGGAATCAACTTAAAAAAATATGATATGCCAAGTGTCAAGTATAAAAAACAAGTATTGAGAAATATGATTAATCCGGTACTAGGAAAGCATATATTTGATTGTTTGTTTGAAACAGAAATTAAAGTGCAAGGATTATTTGAGTTTTAACAAGCCAAAGAAAGGCTTGTTATATAACTACTTTATAGATATTCTAGAAATGGTAAAAGTACCATAGCTTGAAATATTATTTAAAATCTTTTTGTGTGATGAAGAAGATGCAAGACTTTGTTGACTTTCAGACAAGCTTCCAATTGTGTTTATCATAATCTTATTTATTTGCTTAACTTTGTATTCCACTAAATCATACTGATTAGTAACGCAAAGTTCGATATTTTTCAAACCACCTTCATTAACCAATGTTTCAACACACGTGCCTTTTTGACCTGCAAAAGCAACCCCAGTAACTACTAATAAACCCAATATGATTTTTTTCATATTTTTTCCCTTTATTTTAAAGTGAGTTAAAAACTCTAAGAATACTATACACATAAACTATAAAATGAAACTGAAATTGTAAGAAAATAGAAATAATTAAAAACAAGGAAAGCCCATGAGAATACAAACCGAATAGTTATTACGCAATTGGAGAGAATTGCATTACTAAAAGAAGAAATCCATGAAAAAGACAAAAGTACAAAAGGCCCTAAAATTTAGGGATAAGTTAAAAGTAAAAATAAAGTTTTCAGCAGCGTTTCTATTTTTAGAAATAGTGTTGGATAAATTTCTAATTCAATAAGGAGAAAGTTATGAGTTATAACCCTGCAAATGAAGGAAGTAATTTTAGTGTATTTGAAAACCTTGCTATTATTCCAGAACTAATGGAAGAAATAAAAGCTATGAGACTTGAAATAAAAGAGTTGAAAAAAACCAATATAAGACCTATTGATTTGACTAAATCTTCAGGAGTAAAAAAGTATTTAGAAATATCTCAAAGCACTTTAAATAGGATGATTGAAGATGGTAGATTAAAAGATGGTATTCACTACACCAAAGAAATTATAAAAAATCGTGTTAATATTACGTATGTAGAAAATGCGATTATTACCTACAAAGGATAAGTAAATGACCTTTTATAATCGCAAAGGGATGTTGTATGCCCGAATTAATGGTAAGAGAGTATCTACCAAATTAAAAGATACAAAAGCAAACAGAAAGTTATTTGAGAGTTACGCCAAAAATGACGAGTTCTTTAACAAATTTAAGATAAATAGTAGTATCCCAACACTAGTAGAACTATGTGAGGACGTTTTAAATGATTTGGAAATGACTTTAGAATCGACCTCATATAGAGCATATCGCAGTATGTTTAATAGTCGTATTGTACCATATTTTGCCAAAATGCTACCAACAGAAGTTAAGCCAATTACTATAAAGGAATGGTATAAAACTTTTACTGATAAAAATAGCATTGTAACTTGTGAAGCAATTTTAAAACGTGCAATTGAAAATGCAGTTCTAAGTGAGTATATTGAAACAACTCCTTTTATCATTAAGAAACCTACACTTAAAAGTCAGTATGAAATTAATCCTTTTACAATTGAAGAAATTAAAAGGATTTTAGATTACAAAGACAAATCGCTTAAAAACTTTTTAGGAGTAGCTTTTTTTACTGGTTTAAGGACAGGAGAAATTTGTGGCTTGAAATGGTCTGATATTGACTTTAAAAACAAAAAAATGTCAATAGAAAGACAAATCACAAATGGAGAAGAGAAAAAGCCAAAAACTAAAAGTTCAAAAGCTAAGATTGATTTACCTATTGAATCGTTGCCCTACTTTAAAGAGCAACAATTAAAAACGGGATTGAGAGAATATATTTTTTATTCTTCAAAGGATCAAAAACCTTTTCAATCTAGTTCAACATTCTTTAATCCATTTAAAAAAATATTACTTGACTTAGAGATTGAATATAGAAGTATTTATCAAACTCGTCATACTTTTGCATCAATTAGATTAAGTTTAGGCGAGAGGTTAGAATGGGTAAGTTATATGTTACGTCATAAATCTCCAAATATAACACAAGAAATCTATTTTAAATATATGCCTGAGTTGGATACCAATAGAGTAATAATTAATATGGATACGACACAAAATCGACACAGTAGTTAA